GAATAGTCGTATATTCATTTAATTGAACAATATCAGTTAACTGTAAAAACTTTGAAACACTCTTTTGCTTACGACTGGCTTCCACCTTTTGCTCCCATGAAGAAATCTTTGAAATCAGTTTTCTTTAGATCAGATAACTTCTTGAACAAAATATTATTTTTAGTTTCAAATTTACCAATTCTTCTAGCGCGATCTTCCGGTAAAGCTGTAAAGATTTTAGAACCTAATTGTCCAGCTTTTCTCCAACCACCGCGATTTGCTCTTTCTACTTGCTGTTTCCAATAATCATTCTTAAAATAAATATCATGTATTTGAGATCCCATACCTATTGGACCTTCTTTTATCCATGATACAGTTTTGTTTACTCCAAGTCCAGCTAAACCACCTTTAGCACCACCTTTTAAACCACTCCAGATAGCACCTTCATTATCATCCTTAGTAGCTATTCCTAATCCCGCACCACCAACTGCACCATATAGACCAAAATTGTGTGGTTCTAATTTAGAATTGACATTAGCAATATTTTTACTAAGTTTTAAATATTGTTCAAGCTTTGGAACATCATATTTACCTTCATTTGTTATAACATCATTTAAAATTTTTCTAGCAACTTTACCTTTCATGGCATGTTCTGTAGTTCCTAAGCCGTAATTCATTAATTGACCCATCATAGAATCAGCAAAAGCAGAACCTATTCTAGTTGAATCGGTAGTATATCCATTACGTAATCTATTCACTGAATTTGAAAAAGTTGAAAGAGCTACAGGTTGTGCAATTAAACTTCTAATAGGTCCAACTTTTTCATTAGCTAAAAACCACTTTACAGGATTACCACTTTTAGCGGCAGTAAATCCAGGGGCAGCAGTAGCCAAAGAAAGCCAAGGAATAGCTGCCGTTTTAGTCATTAACTTATGAACTTTAGGCACTCTTTTCTTTTTGCACATATTAGCTAATTTAATTAAACTCATTTTGCTTCCCTGCGCGGTGGCTTAACTGTTGGCTGGGGTTTTAAATCAATACCATGCATTTGACTAACTACTGCATTAAACTGTTCTGGACTTTGTTGTTGAAGTTGAGTTAAAGTCTGCTGTCTTTCAATTGGATTTAATGTTTGCATTTTGTTAACGATACCTGTTACAGTTTGCATAACTGCACCATTTACCAATCCACCACTGGCAGACTGAGTATGTTCTTGTTGGGTTTTGCCAATATCAATTTGATTATTTACATTATCTAAACCATTAATTTTTGCTACTTCAGCACTTACTTTAGCCTGAACCATTTGTCTTATTTTTTGAATAGTCTCAAGACTCTTTTGCTCAGATTCAATTTGTTTAGCTTCCTTATCTAAATTAATACCATTACCAACTTGACTAAGTGATGTTGTTTCACTGATACGACCTGTTGCACCAAGCTGTAAGAGCATATTGATTTGCTGAAGATCATCGGCCATTTTAAATGGAGATAATTCAACTTTACTAGGCGCGGTAACTCTGCCCATTTTAGATGCATAATCAACTAAGAATTTAAGAAATTTATTCTGTTTATTAATGTAGTAGAGGAAAAGATTTTCAAGCATTCTTAAACTAACATTTGAACCACTCCAAGTCATACCACCATAAATAAGTTCAGGAGGTATTCCCATCTGAGTAAGAATGCGCCGATCCTGTAACTCTATTTCTTCTCTAAGAGAAAGGGCTTTACCCTGCCCACCTATAGCTTGGTAGCCAAGAGGGCCAGGCAAAACGCCAATTTCATTTGGGTCATTCTGCTGTCTTTTTAAAACTGTTAAAACAGAGGAAACCCATGAGCCACCATCTAATTGAGATAATGGATCACGACCCCCTGGAAGTGCTTGAGGAAAAAGAAATCTATTAGGAATAAGATGATCAGAAGCAATACATTCTTGAGCTTTTCTAAGAACAAAGCTCATAAAAATATCTTTCCACGCTGAGAAAAAGAATGGTTTAGCCAAGCCTTCCCATTCCGGTTCTGTAATCGTTTCATGTTTATAATGAAATGTCATATCCTCCGGTAATTCAATTACCGGAGCAGCAGCATTTTGTTTGCAAGCTAAAATAAAAGTATAAGGAACATTAGATACTACAAAACGATCACCTTTGGAAATTGGCTTTTTATATTTATCTTCAAGCCGATAATAAATTTTCTTTTTACCTGCAATAGCAAGATCTCTAACTTTAATATTAGAAATAGGCCATCTAACAATCTTAAGACGATTTACAAATTCCTTACCTTCATAATATTCATCTTTAACTTCCATAATGCCATGAAACTTACATTCTTTATCATGACATTTAGCTACAAATTTAAAATTAACAAATTTCCATTCAAATGGTTTTTCTTCTGCGTTATCATCATTGATACAATGCATCTTATAAGTATTACATTTTGGACAAACAAGATATCTTTTGAATGGTGGAACTACTGTAGCAATACAATTACCAAAACTATAGTAATCTTTACCATTGCAAACTAATTCATCCATTGCGCCTAATTTATTGTTAAGCCAATCAGCCCAATAATCTTGATTCTCTCCAATATCGCCAGTAACGATTGCATGAGTAATTGGATAACGAGCCATCGTATCTGTAATACGATTAAGCAATCCATGAGAATCGTCTAGGATTATGCACCACTTGAAAACTTCGGCCAAAGTTCTTGGTCGCTCAAAGTGCAACATGTTAAAAAATCTGAGCGGATAGTCGACCCCGTTCGAAGGATAACGTCTCATTGAGCTATCGTTAGTCATTCCACTTGTATTATTAGGTAACATTCAATTATCCTAAATATTTCTTGACTGCCAAATGCTTTAACGATTGAATCTTTTGCTGTTCTTCGTCTAATTCACAATCTTCCTGTAAATCTTCTAAAGCGGCTTGTGCAAATTTTAAAATTTCAGGTAATGTGTGCCAACCTTCTTCATGTGCAATATGAGCTATAAACTGAACAATCTCATTATTCCACTCAGGATGTTTCTCTAACTCATGTAAAGCTTTTGCAACTACAAGAATACATGGAGGCTCGAAAGTCTCCATGTTAGGTTTAATATCATTTAATACAAAACAAAGTTTTTCAAAAGTAGTTACGTTAGAAAGAATTCCAGGGTTATGTCGTAATGCTTTCAGCGCAAAATGTCTTTCTAATTCTAACTCTGTAGCTCTATCTCCACTTAGTAAAACTATTGTTTCGTTGTCCAGATCATCCATGATTCACTCTTCGAATAACTATAATCTTAACATGATCTGGAGCTTCGTGTAATGCACTAATTGGATCATGTTTTAATTTTTCGATGAAAGCCTCTTCAAGATCATCCTTTAAATTATCCCAATTAAAGTTATGTAAATGAGAAGGAAGTGCATGATGTTCACCACAGCAAATAGGATCTTCGCAATTGGGTGAATCTGATAATAAACTAGCGTATGGATCTTCTAATTCATTATCATACATTTTATCTAAACCTGCCTTATTATCAAAATGCAGCAATGCTTTAGCCACATTCTCTGGAACGTGATTTCTGGCATCTTCTTGCATATCTAAGAGAATTTTACGTTCTGGCGTTCCATGATGGAAATAACCCATTCTACTTGCAAATGCATGTTCATAATTTGGGTGAAAATTATCAGCCGCATAGCGTCTGACAGTTTCGTGCATATTTTTGTGACGACCAAGAGAATAAGCCTGATGCATAATTTCTTTAGCTTTTGCTCTACGTTCAGATACCGGTAAAGCTTTATGATGTTCTGCAAATTTATTCATTTCCATAGAAAGAATATGTAATGCATCAACATCATCTTCCTGTGCCGCAATCTTTACGAGGTTATCTTTAGGCAATTCAAAGGCAATGTAAGCATCGTCAATGCGATTCTCAATTTCGTCACGTAATGGTTCTTCTATCTGAGAAGCAAACTTCTCAAAATAGGCATGACTTAACCAAGTATGCTCTGGAGTATGAAGTGGGAAATAACGATTAATACCATCGCTATAAGCAAAAGCTCCATCTGCTAATTTAGTGAGATCTTCACTAACAATAGCATCTTCTGCTGTTTTTATAAAATCTGGCATAATATCCGAAATGACACCGATCCGGTATTTGCCAAGTTGATCGTGAATATGATCAGTGAACATTTCTTATCCTTTAGTAATAGAAATAGACATGGCATGACCATCGGTGCCACCACCAACCCATGCGCCAACCATAAGAGTCTGATTTTTAGATAATTTAATTGGTGAAGAAAGAGTAATTGCTACATCACTACTATCGTCAGTATAACCCATTGAAAAATCTTTAACTATTTCATCAACCATAATAACAGGAATTACACATTGAGCAGAACTAGAACTATTACCAGCAGATACATGAATATTTACTAATAATACTATATCATCATTCCCAAGATAAGTATAACCACCAGCAGAAGGATTGATTGCAAATAAAGCAGTTGTTGAATTTATTCCATAGAAATTATCACTAACCAAATCTGGATAATCAGGTGAAGTACTTGCCGGTAAAGTTACCCATGCTTTTTTAGTTATAAAATCTGGAGCAATAGTATGAGATGTAGCAATAGCCGATGGAGCAACATTTGGAAAAGTCGCAATACCAAAAGTCATTAAATCATTACCTAATCCAGTTCCATCACTAGCAGTTTGTTTTCTATACCAAGCCGCATAAATTCTACTAGTAGCAAGATTAATTGCATTCGTTACAGCGGCTTTATTCATTAAATCTAAATCATTTATTACACTACCACTATATTGGATTTCTCCACCAATAAAATTAATTTGAGCGCCAGTTACGGTATCAATATCTCTTTTAATTGATCTTAACCCAAGAGCAATAGCTGGCGCTAAAAGATTTTTCGCATATTTCAAGGTTAAAACATCATATGGATCACTTGCACTACCATAGTTTCTTAAAGAACTTTTAGGACCAATAATACCACTAAAAATTTTCCCTGTTTCACCAACTGGACTACCAAATGCAAATTCACCAATTAACATATCTGTAGTACTTGGACGAACAATACCATACGTTAATAAAGATTCAATCGGAAATATAGGTGTTGACAAATCAGCGCATATTACAGTTAAAAGTATATCACTTGCAACTGTTTTAATAGTAGCTGTAATTCCGTTAATTATAATTTGCCAACCTGATTGAAAATCTGTAACAAAAGTCGTATTCGTTCCCATAACCGTTTGAACAGCATCGGGTCCATCTGCTGCAATTATTAAATTTGGAACACTAACTAATCCAGATCCAATTGTAGTAGACGATGAACCAAGTGGATCTAGTTTTGAAACAAGATCAACTTTTTGAGCTAAAGCATCTTGAACGGTTAAAACTGCCGTTTGCATATCATGAATACTTTGAGACAAGTATTTAATACAATCCATAGCAGATCTAAAATCACCACTCTTAATACTTTCTAAAACTCGTTGCAATTCCATTATTATACCTTAGTAATAGTTAATGTATTTAAAGTATAAGTACTAGCTTGAACTCCAGTTGTTACCGGAATAGTTACGGGATGATCTCCACTTGTTGTATAACTACCATAAGTAAAGAGTTCTGGTGTTCCACCCAAGTAGTAACTATGTCCGGTAGCTAAAGTGGCTCTACCAACAGATAGTATAATTTCATTAGAAGTACTAGGTACTCCATCATATAATTTAATATTTGATCCCATTGCAAAATTATATATTCCATCTTCTGATACTGTAAAATTCAAATAATTTTTATAACAAGTTGATAGATTGGGTAAAATAATAGTATTACCACTTCCTGTATACGATTCTGCAATTGTACCACTAATAGTATTTGTCCATGCAAAATTAGTAATATAAAATACTTCACCATAAGAACTAGATGTAGCAGTATAGCCAAATATCACACCAATAGTTAAAGAATCAGTACCAGAACTACCACCAAGATAACCATCAGGCATCCAATCAATACCACTAGGAACAATTGTTAATCTTTTTCCAAGATCGGCAACGGTATCATAAGATGGAATAATATTAGGAAATGGAATCCATGTTGGAGTGGCTGGTGATCCTTGTAAGTCTAAAAAATAACCTTCTGGTAATCCAGCATATGACGGTAAAGCTTCTGATGTAGTTAATCCAATCATCTCATTCATGTAGTTTTGAAGTGTCTGAAAATTTACTACCTCTAATCCATCTGCTTGGTTAAAAGGTAAAATTCTAGCATATCTTAATTTTGATCCAACCGTAAATGTATAGGTTGGAATATTAGCAAAAGTAGAATCAGATAATCCGAATGTTAAACCCATTGTTACATTTTGGGTTGAAATACCATTTTGTGGATTTCTAATTACTACATTTTGATCATAATTATTTTGTAAAGTAGCATATAATTTATATACATCTTCAACTCGCTTATTAACATAAGCAAGTGCATCTGAACAAGATTTGATAATACCTAATAGAAATTCAGAACCCTTCATACATTAACCGTCCATCCAGTTATTACCCAAC